CGGACGGGTAACACTCCAGGGTGAAGTTGTTCAGCTCACCATTTTCATGAGGAAGGAAAAGGAACGTTTGGAAAGAATCTTAAAAACAAGACGTACTAACTAGACAGATGAATCATCAGGACTGGACTCCGGTCATCATCCATGGAAAAGCTGCACCCACGAAGCATCCCCCTCCAAAGCATTACGAGCGCACGAAGGAGCAAAAGTTGGAGGATGAGGAGCTGGGGACACACAAGAAGGTTCCACTCTCCATGGCAAAAATGATTCAACAAGGGCGTATTGCTAAAGGTTTCAAAACACAAAAAGATTTAGCAATCGCACTGGGTGTGAATGTGAGTATCATAGGTTCTTACGAATCGGGTCGAGCCATTCCAGACCCTAGTGTCCTTCAGAAATTGAGGAGGGTTCTGGGTGTCAAACTAAAGTAACCCCCTGTACGTTCCAGCGATGTAATAGACATCCTCGAACCCAAGTTCCTCCAATTTCTCTGCCGCAAATCTGGCTCGTTGCCCAGTGTTGCAGTAGACGAGTAAACCCTTCTTGGGAAGTTCTGCGGTTGTCTTCTCGTTAATCTTATCAACGGGGATGTGAAGTGCCTTGGGGTAATGTCCTGTGCGGTACTCAGTGGTTGTTCGAACATCAATCACCTTCTTTATCTTACCCTCCTTGATGAGGCGTTTGGCTTCGGAGGAAGATACTAGGTTCTGACCCATAAAGGTGTATGCGAGGGCCCCAGTGAGGGCACCAGCTATGATAAGTGGTATCATTTAGTATTTGTGGGGATTTTAACTTTGGTATGATCCATCTCGAAGCAGCATTGGGCGTGACCATCATACTTTCTTTGACACGCCCTGCAATAGTACAAAATGGTATAAAGTGTAGAGTCGTCCATACTGTATATGAACAAGAAAACCACTGATGTGTCCACTCGTATCACTCCTGATCAGCTTGCTAAGCGTTCAATGGATAGTCGTTTAGCTGCTATGGAGCAGGCACTTAAGGGTGAAAAGGTTCGATACAAGTCTAACTGTGACTCGGAGAAGTTCAAAGAGTTCCTTGAAGACCGACTCACAATTTGGGAGGGGGAGAAGGACAAGACCTTCTATGGGAAGGGGATGTACGAAAAGACGAAAATTTTAATTGACAACTGGAATTAGTTACCGAAAGCGACACCAGCCATACCATTCTTGATACGAAGAATGTTATAGTTGACCGCGTAGACACGGTGAAGGTCGTTACCACCCGAGGGGTTGGTGATGCTGAGCTTGGCGTTGTCGATACGAGAGAAGTTGAGGGAGCCGGTGGGTTGCATCTTGCTCATGGTGAGGCAGAAAGGCCACGAGTACGTGGGAACGTTGTCGATGGCACCGTCGGGAAGGTCGGTCGTGTGCATTTCAGCAACGACGTCGTGATGGTACACGTTAGACATGTTCTCGAAGAGCGCCACACCGTTAATATAAAGGGACGCAGTATCGAAAGCATACTCGGATTGGTACTTACCCTCGTTGGCATTACCAGACACGAGGTGAATAGACTTCACGGGGTGGTTAAAGTAAGTGAGGTCGAACTCGGTGTCGGTATTGGACGCCAATTGGTGTTGAGTCTGGGTGATGAGGAGTTCATGTTCGTTATCAGTGAAGAACTTACGTTCCTCGGTATCAAGGTAGACATAGTTGCCGTACACCTTGGGGGTGCTACCTGGGTTGAAGCCATCACGGCACTTGACACGAATCTCGACATCATGGTACTGGAGCGCCACGAGGGGTAAACACTTGGTCCAATCCTCACCGAAGAAGAATGGAATCATGTAATAGTTACCGGAATGGTTTTCCTTGCGCGTGTTGGTCGTGACAGCGAAGGAAGCTTTAGCAGCGGAGTCGCGCATGAGAGCGTTATGAACACCCTGAATGTAGAGGGAGTCGAGCTGAGACACCTTCTGACCACCAATCCATAACTGGAATTCGGTGGGATTCGATGCACCACTGGAGAAGAGACCATCGTCGTTGGTCATCACATTAGAGACGTTCGTGGCCTCGATCCAGATGTAGCTCATGAGATCACCCTTCGAGCGAATGGGAATGGTGACCTCGTTATTGGAACCGAACACGCCGATGTATTCTAGGCGTTCGGGCTTCATGGCGAAGTTTGTATAACGCTTGTAGTTCTGACGGAAGAAGCTGACCTGAGGGTCACCGGTGATGTACACATCCTGGGCACCCACCGACACGAGCTCAATTAAAGCGGCAGACATTTATTAATAAATGATATTAAAATTTTCGCTCAATATAAACATATGGTGGTGTTCCAAGCTTTGACATGGGAGGCGAGGGATACAGATGATGAACACTTGATTAGTATTTTCGGAAAGACTGAGGATGGAAAGTCGGTGTGTCTGACGACAACATTCGACCCATACTTTTTTGTAAAACTTCCGAGAGGTACGAGTACCCAAGATGTCAAAGTTTTATTCAATGAACTAAACAAACTCCGTGAAAATTGTGTAACTAGTTACAGTATTACCAAGAAGAAAGATGTGTGGGGGTTTCAGAACAATGAAGAATTTTATTACATGCACCTGAACTTCAAAACACTCGAAGCGAGACGTCGAATTAATTCACTCTTCATGTACAACCAAGATTTCAAACAATACAAGGTTTACGAGTCGAACCTTGACCCTGTTCTGAGGCTAATGCATCGAACTGGTATTCAGTCAACTGGATGGCTTGACACTGGGTCGGAATGTGTTCGCTCCCACCTGGCAAGAGTAGACATTGACCTGTGGTGTAATGACTGGACGACACTGAAGCCCGTCGCACGCGACGACATCGCTCCTTTCGTCGTGGCATCTCTCGATATTGAGTGTAACAGCTCCACTGGAAAGTTTCCTGATGCGAATGTACCCGATGATGCGTGTTTTCAGATTGCAGTGTCACTATGCAAATTTGGGAGTGATGAACCGTATGAAAAGGTTTGTCTTTGCTACAAAAAGACGGAGGGACCCGATGTTGTAAGTTTTGACACGGAGAGGGAATTACTCTTAGCATTCAAAGACTATCTACACAACAAAGACATAGACATCATCACGGGGTGGAACATTTTCGGTTTTGACCTTGACTACATTTACAAACGCGCAGCCATGGTCGGGTGTGGTACTGGCTTTTACCAACTTGGAAAACTTCATGACACCGAATGTCACCTTATCGAGAAGAAATTGAGTTCGAGTGCTCTTGGAGATAATTTCCTGAAGTTGCTTCCAATGTCTGGACGATTCATTTTCGATTTGTTCCATGAAGTGAAGAAGGGGTACAAATTGGATTCATACAAGTTGAATGAAGTTTCAAAGTTGTATCTCGGAGACCAAAAGATTGACATGTCCCCAAAGGAGATGTTTGCCAGATACTTGGAGGGAAACCCAAAAAAGTTGGGTGAAGTTGCTGAGTACTGTATCAAGGATACACTCCTCCCCCACAGACTCATGAAGAAGTTGTGCACCTTATTGAACCTCCTGGAGATGGCGAAGGCGACGTGGGTGCCCCTATGCTTCCTAGTTGAGCGTGGGCAGCAAATTAAGGTGTTCAGTCAGTTGACAAAGAAGGCACGTGAACTTGGATACATGGTTCCAACCATCAAGTATGGTTCAATTCCTGAAGAACCCTACGAGGGTGCGACAGTTCTCGAAGCACAAAAGGGTGCCTACTATACACCTATTACAGCTCTAGATTTCGAAGCGCTGTACCCATCAATTATGACAGCTCACAACCTTTGCTATTCCACTCTCGTATTGGATGAGAGACGCTATGGTAATGTTCCTGGGGTCACGTACGAGACATTCAAGGTCGGAGACCGAACCTACAAATTTGCACAAGATGTCCCAAGTCTTTTACCGAGTATTCTTATTGAGCTCAAACAGTTCCGTAAAAAGGCGAAGAAGGATATGGCAGCTGCGACTGGTGCGATGAAGGAGGTGTACAATGGCAAACAGTTGGCTTATAAAATTTCAATGAACTCTGTGTATGGTTTCACGGGTGCTGGAAAGGGTATTCTCCCCTGTGTCCCCATCGCTTCGACCACGACGTGTAAAGGTCGTCTAATGATTGAAGAAACGAAAGAGTATGTCGAGAAGAACTTCCCCGGTGCCAAAGTGAGGTACGGAGATACGGATTCAGTCATGGTTGAGTTTGATGTGGGCGACCGCCAGGGGGAAGAGGCTGTGAAGTACAGTTGGGAAATTGGTGAAAGGGCGGCTGAAGAGTGTAGCGCTCTCTTCAAGAAACCAAACAACTTGGAACTCGAAAAAGTTTACTGGCCCTATTTCCTGTATTCAAAGAAGCGGTACGCCGCAAAACTTTGGACAAAGGGGAAGGATGACCAGATGCACATGGACTACATAGATGTGAAGGGTCTTCAATTGGTTCGCCGAGACAATACACCCCACGTGAGAGAAGTGTGTAAGGAACTTCTCGATGTTGTCCTGACTTCGAGTGACCCAGGACCACCAAAGGAA